GATGTTCAATCTTCTGATCTTCTGCTGTATATCGTCTTATTTTTGTTTTCTCAAAAGCGATAAGTTTGTTTTCCACTGCAATCGATATAGTTGAGTATTCCCCTGCTTCGGCAATAGTCATGGTATCCATAAAGCCAGAAAAGATAATGATAGGGTCAGCAACTAAAGAGCCAGATGTATCAAACGCGCCAAGGTGAACCGTCAATGGTCTGCCTTGATATTCGTGATCTTTTGCCACAGATACTAAAGATGATTTAACACCTGTAAGACTAATGTTCATTCCTGTCGCTGAGATGTCAGCACTTTCTTTGATTTCACTTATGCCTAGTAAATCGCCAACACCAAGATAGGTCTCGCCATCATAAGAAAGATCGCCAACACCAGACCATAGGTTTAATTCAGCAGGGCTTTCACTTGCAATTCCAGTTCCTGAACCTGCACCAGTAGCAGTAAAGGTCACACCAACCGTGTTTGCACTTGCCCCAATAGCTGTAAAATCAGTATTACCAACACTGACTATTTTATACTTGTGTCCTGTAACAAAAGTACCTGCCGCAATATTTTGGTCAAATACCATGCGTACTAGGTAGATAGGTCTAACCGTATCAGCGACAAGCGCATCACGCATAGAGGTAGTAAGTGTTCTACTCATAACGCCTCCACACAAGCAAAGGTAAAGCCGTAAATACTAGCCTCGTTAATCGACCAACCAATATCATTAGAGGTCATACGCCATAGCGATTTAGGAAGGTTGTATTTAACAGCCTGAGATGATGTAACAGCAACTCTTAAGGGTGGCTGAAAGTTTAACGTAGTCGCGCCTGCCGCCTTATCTTGCGTGACTAGGTAAAGGTAATCATTTAACTCAAAGTACGTTCCTGCGGCTACTGCGGCTGTTCCTGAGCCTAGTGTGAATGACTCTGCCCTTATAACGGCACTACTGACAGTGTTAGCCGAAAGAGTGCTTGTATGTAAAGGATTGCCAAAAGTAAAAGTGCCTTCCCTTCCGATAAGGCCAACAATAAATGCTTCAACTGATCGTGCCTCTGCATGACTAAGTGGAGGTAAAGATACCTCTGCTTCCCATCTTGCGCCTTGATGAGTATATACCTGAGTATCTAAAGTAAAGGGCGATTCAGCAACAGCCACAACACGTTTTAGCCGCATTGACATATTCTGAATGCCTACTGAGGGAAAAGATAAGGGCATTATGCGCCTCCCATTGCTTTAGAGAAGTTACCACCGCGCAACCTAGCGTCTGCAACAGCACCTTTAGCGGCTTGGGCTATCTGAGGCATTAACTGAACGATCTCAGCACGTACGGTTTGCTGTACGCCTGTAGTGACGTTAATGGTCTGCTGTACTACCACGCCACCGCCACCGCCACCGCCAAGATTCTTATTTGCAACGATTGAGCCTTGTGAATTTGGAACAAATAATTCAGGGCCACGCTCTCCAACCATATAAGGCTGACCTGACTGAACTGAGCCTCCTATTGCTTTGGGTGTAGGTACAGGTATACCTAATGCACCCCCTAGCGCAGTTAGCATTGGTTGTACAATCATATACTGTACGAACATTTTCATTAAAGCATCTACCACAGTTCTAGCTACATTCTTCATAGCCTCACCAAAACTTTTTGCCCCAGTAATCGCGTCAGTAAATCCTTTGGTAAGTGATGATTCTAACGACTTGCCAACAGCATCCATCTGTTCACGCAAACTGGGCATTTTTTCTGCAACGCCTTTTATACTTGCGCCCCATTTTTCAAAGATGTTTGGTAATCTTTCATCATCTGCTAAATCCCCTGCCTCATCATGTAATGCTCTAAGCCCCATTTTAGCGCGCCAAATATCTCCTGCTAAATTGCTTACTGAGTCAGCAAATTTGTAAGTGAATTCAGTGGTAATTGGCACCAAGTCCATCCACTCACGCACTTTATTAATCATTTCAATTAAACCATTACCAAAGTCAGCTAATCCTCGCAAAGTTGCCGCAAACCCATGCATTAACTCCACTAAGCCTTGCAACAGCTTTTCTGCTAGAATTAAACCAAACTCCTCTACACTGCCTCCTGCTTCTTTGATATCTTCTAAAAAATCATCCTTAATTTTTGTGCTTAACATTTCAATAGCAGGGGCAAGGTTAGCGACAATCTGATTCTTTAATCCTGCGCCTAACTTAAATAACCTTGTCAATGCATCATTAGCATCTTCAACACCTTTTGCGGCCTTAGTAGACATGATAAGTCCTAACTCATCAGCCTCTAAAAACATTGCTTTTAAACCGTCACGACCTTTAGATAAAGTATTAACTAGCGCAACACCCTCAGAATCAAACAACTTCATTGCAAGTCTAACTCTATCAGCAGAACTTTCTACATTACTAAATGCATCTGCAAGATCAAGCATTTGCTCATCGAGCTGTTTTTTCTTTAAGTTATCAGCATCAATACCTAATTCACGCAATGCTCCTTTGGCTTCACCTGTCCCTTTAGCCGCCTCTGCAAGCCTTCTAGTAAATCTTTGAGATGCCATGTTGACGGTTTCAAGACTAACGCCAGTTAAATCACCTGCATGATGCAAAGCACTTAATGCTTCAGTGGTTGTGCCAATTTTATCTGCTGTTTTTTTAAGAGTATCGATAGACTTGAGAGATTGCCTGATTAACAACCCCATTCCTGCCGCACCTGCGGCAAGACCTAAAGCAGACCTCATTGAGAAAATAGCGCCAGTGACTTTCTTTAACCCAGAGGTGACGGAACTAAATCCTCTCTTAGTTTGATCAAACGCCTTAATCGTAATGTTTACATTTTCAGCCATCGTTCTCGCTCATTATTTGAAAGTAGGCCAACCACTCATTGAAGTGATTGACAGGCATTTGCTCTGCTTCTTCTATCGTAATGTGAAGGCGATCAGCCAAAGATAATAGATTCATCCTTGATTGATCGCTTCTTAGTTTTTTTCAGCCACCTCCGCAGATTCAATTTCAGCAAACATCTGATTAGCTATATCTGATATGACGCTTGTTTCTTCGCCCATCAAATCTAACCTATCTTCCGCAGACCCGAACAGTTTACTACCGCCCTCATCTTCTGCCTTCATGCAAATCAAATCTACCATTGCACCGATAGTTGTGTTGTTAAGAAAGTCAGGATGCTTCTTCTGCAACTGGTCTAAGTCATAGCACGTAATTGTTCTACAATATAACTTAAATGCTCCAGATTCGTCACCCCATGCAGGAACTACAACTTCTCGCGCCTGTATCTTTCTTCTGCTTCGTAACTCTTTTGCTAATCCCATGGTTTATCCCCTTATACTTGTGCTTCGGTTACATCTCCACTGCACTGAATGGTAAAACTTGCTTCAACCATTCCATCAAATGCTCCACTGATAGAACGAGAAGTTACAATGCCACCGCCTGAAAAGAAAGTTTCGCCTGAACCAGTGCCAGTAGGATAGATTTCAAAATCTACAGAAGCACGTTCGTCAAGAATTAACTGCTGTGCATCAGCCTCATCCCAATAGCATTCGATTGAAACTGTGTTGGTTTTTAAACCTTGCTTGTAAGTTCTAGAAGAATCGCCCATTACTGAATCTTCAATGGTGTCTGCTGAACCGTCAAACGTGAAAGAACGTACCTCGCCTACCACGGCAACAGTCGTGCCTGAGACTTGTACTTTTACTACTCCAGATGCGCCTGTTTTAGTCGCCATGATATGTACCTTTTAAGTTAAGTTAAGTTGTGCCGCGAGTATACTGATATACTATACGGACTGTAATAATGACCCCACCAATGGGATCAATAGAACCTTCATCTATCTCAACATTGACTACCTGCGTATCTATGGCTTTACTGCCTCTAGTACGGTCAACGTCAAGACCTTCTTCAATCGCTTCGATTATGTTGTTTCTTGCACTGTCAATCGCAGAGCCTTTAACAAAACAAACCAAGTCATAATTAATTGTACCCATTCTCTGGGTTATCGATCCACCTATCGATGTATCTTCTCTGCTTTCATCAGCACTACGTACTAAGACGGCAGG